AGAGGCCGCGGCGCGCGGGCTGTTTGCTGTGGCGCAGACGTTGAGTATCATCACTTAGTTTTCCGGCATGTCGTGAGACACCCGGCGAGGGGGATATAAGGCCCCCAACCACTTTAACTACTGCCGTGACGGCAGAAGGAGCCCAATATGGCTACATTCACGGCCGTTGCCGGAACGCTGTTCAAATACACCGTCTCCGCTTCGCTGACCACCATCCCCGGCGTTCAAAGCGTCTCGTTTTCCGGTGGCGAAAAGAACGATATTGAAGTCACCGCGATCAGCGACGAAGATCAGGTCTTCGTGGGCGGCCGGCGCTCCGCCCTGGAAGCATCGTTCGGCATGTACTGGGACCCGACCGACGCCGGCCAGGTGGCGATGTTGACCGCCTACAACGCCAGCGCTAGTACCCCGGTCGCTATGACCATCACGGAAGCCGACGCGGGCGCGGCTACGCAGGCGTTCAGCGGCTACGTCAAGTCCATGACGCCCGCCTATGATCGCGACGGCGCCCATATGTACAACGTCGTCATCAAACTCACGACCGCAATCACCTTCACCGCCTAAGGAGGCGTTCATGATTGACCCTGTAACCCCCGCTACGCTTGTGCCGTGGCGGGGGAAGAGTTACACATGCCAAGCGACGCTCGGCGCGCTGGCGGCGGCTTCTGGTGCGCTAGACGTGCCTATCCTGGAGCCGATTCCCGGAAACGTCTTCGCAAAGCCGGAGTTTTTCAAGCGCGGCGTGCTACTGTTCGCGCTGCTTCGCCCGTTCGTGCCCTCTGTCACGATTGACGCCTGTCTAGAGGAAGTGACTGGGCCGAAGGCCGACTTCTACCTGAAGGCGATCAACGACGCTTACGAGCATCTGACGCCCGCAATCACGCGTTTGCTGGGCGGACCATCGGAGGCCGAAAAGCCCCCTTTGGCCGAGTCGAGTTCTGGCGCCGACTCTGGGCCAGCGCTCGTATCCACCTCGGGATCTCGTCGGAAGAGTTCTGGTCGCTGACCCCCGGCCAGCTAGCGGACCTGTTCACGGAATGGATGAAAGCGAACGGAGGCGAAGCGAGTGGCGCAAAACAAGGTCGCGTTAGAGGTGCGCTCATTCCGTGATGCGAAACGCGACTTCCAGTCGCTCGTCAAGGCCATGGACCCAGCTACGTCGTCATCGCAGGTTTATGCGCTGTATCGGGTAGCCCAGAAAGAAATCCAAGACGCGCTGTACAAGGGCGGGCTGTTTGCGCGCGATGCCGTCCGCTCAATGGCAGCAGCAACGCACGCTCCACGCCGCCTCTACTCCGGCTCAAAGCCGGCTATTTTTTCGTTTGCCGATTTCAACGCGTCGACGGATAGCAAGCGGAAGCGCTCTGTATTGGTTGGCGTGCGTACTGGTTTAGCGAGCAAGGCACCCGATAAGAGTCTGTACGTCAATTGGTCGAAGGGTAGCGGTAACCGTAAGAGCGACGGATCGAAGATTGGCTCAGGCGGATTGTCGATATCGTTTGGCTCGCTGTTCGAGCGAGGCACGCAAAACCGGCGTATCAAGCCAAAAAACTTTTTCCGCTTTGGCGTAGCGGCGGCCAGCAGCCGCATTATTGCGGGCGTCGGCAACGCCTACAAACGCGCGGTGCAAGTGCTGAACAAGAACACAAACTAATGGCTATTTCAGACATCCTTTTCCGCATCTCGACCGATACGACTGCCTTCCAGCAGTCGATGGGTAAGGTCAATGGCACGCTTGACAAAATCGACAAGCAAGCCCGGAAAACCACGTCTGGATTTACAGCTTTAGGCGCTACACTCACCAGCGCCGGAACGACGATGACGCTGGGCACCACCGCCCCGCTTGTGGCGCTCGGCATTGGCGCGGCAAAGGCGTCCGGTGATATCGACGTGCTGAAGCGCGCGCTACTTGCCACCACCGTAAGCGCTGACGAAGCGTCGAAGCAATTCGAGCGATTGCAAGATATCGCCAAGCTGCCAGGCATCGGGTTAGAAGAGGCCGTGCGCGGCTCCATCCGTCTGCAAAATTACGGCCTGAGCGCGTCCTTATCGGAAAAGGCGTTACGCAACTTTTCCAACGCCGTGGCGGCCGGCGGCGGCTCCGCCGATGACACCTCGGAAGCATTGCGCCAGCTCGGCCAAATGTACGGGCGCGGTAAAGTCACGATGGACAACCTCCGGATCATCCTGGAGCGCGTCCCGCAGGCTGCGGCAATCATCCGCAAGGAATGGGGCAGCGAAGCCCTTGCTGACCCGGCCAAGGCGTTTGAAAAGCTGGGGCTTACTTCGCAGCAGGTTATAGAGACGTTGATTGACCGTATGGACGCGGTGCCGCGCGTGTCGGTCGGGTTCACCACGTCCATGGAGAACTTGGGGCAAGCAATCAAAATTGCCGCCGGCACGATTGGCGACGAGTTGACGCCATACATCATAGCCGCCATTCCGAAAATCGAGGAAATGGCAGGCAAAACCAAGGACGCAATCCAGGCGTTTAAGGATCTGCCGGACCCGATCAAAAACACAGCGCTGGCGATCACTGGACTTGCTATCGCGGCCGGGCCCGTCGCGCTGGTTGTCGGCAAGCTAGTCGGTGCTTTCACGGCCATCAAGACCTTCGCCATTGGCGCGGCTACACTTCTCCAGCCGGTCGCCGCTGGAATTACGCTTATTGGCACCGCTGCCGTCGCGGCTGGTGTTGCCGTGGGCGGGTTCCTGTATTGGCTGAAACAGACGCCGACGGCGCTGGAGCAGCAAAAAAAGGCTGCGGATGAAGCGGCGGAGGGGATGCGCCGGATTAACGAGCGCATGGGTACCGGCGCGCAATCCGCCAAGGAATTACAGCTTCCGTTTGGGCTAGCATCCGAGGGTATTATTCAGTTCGGAAAGGCGTTAGATGACAAGGCGCCCAAGCTCAAAGAGTTAACCGAGGAGCAAAAAAAAGCCGCCGAAGAGGCGCGCAAGGCCGCAGCGGAAGCATATAAGAACTCTTTTGCTGGGTTGGCGGAAGCCGAAAGCACCGCCAAAATTGGCAGCGCACTCAAGGCGGCCGCATCGGCGTGGCTGGAATACAACACGATGCATGACCTTGGCGGCAAGAAAATGCCGGTCATGCGTAGCGAGTTGGGCTGGCTAGCCGAAGCATCGGACCAATACGCGGCATCCCTTCGCGCGGCCGGAGAAGCCATGAAGGCGCTGATTTTCGCCCAAACGCCGACCCCTATAGGATTCCCTGAACTTCCCACGCGACCATTCGGGAACGGCAGCGAACTTGCGCGCGAATCAGCCAGCGCGCTAGGCATTGAAACAGAATCACAGCGCGCGAAACGCATTGCCGACCTGCAAAGGCACGCCGATACTTTGCGCGAATTGAACCGGCGCGGTGATCCGAATGTCTCTGGCAACATGGTTATCGAAGCAGAGGAAAAACTAAAGGCCGCCATCGAAGGCACAGGGCGCGCGGCTACTATCAGCGGCAAGGCCCAAACCAAAGCCCTCCAGCAAGTCTCCACTGTCGTAACCGACCTATCGCGCGGCATCGCCGGGATCATCTTCGAAGGCGGCAAGTTCGGCGACATGCTACAGAAGGTTGCCAAGCAAGCCGGGCAGGCCATCACGCGCGAGCTCATCGAAGGCGCACTGTCAAAGCTATCGGCAAAACTCCTGGACGTTGGCGGCATCTTTGGCAAGGTTTTCGGCGGCGGCACAGGCGTAGTTAAATCCGTATCTGGTGGCATGGGCGACCTAGGCGGGGCTGCTACGGGTGGCATTGGCGGCGCTGCTACGGCGGCGTCTTCTGGCCTCGCTGGCATCATCGGCGCGGCAGGATCAGTGGTGTCTGCTATTTCCGGCGTGATCGGCAATTTCCAAATGGCCGGGATGAACAAAACGCTTGACCTCATTGAGCACGAGGTCCGCTACAGCCAAATCCACCTCCTTAACACGCTGAACAAAGCGAACGAGTTTTGGCCCTATATGAAGTCCGTTTGGGAGTCCCTGATTCGCATGGAAACCGCTGGCGGATTCGGTGGCGGTGGCGGAACGGTCAACGTATCCATGGCCGGGGCCTACCTTATGAGCGATGCCCAGATGGGCGACTTTGCAGACCGCCTAGCGCGGTTTCTGAAGGCTCGGGGTATCTAGGTGGGCATCTCTGTTTTAATCGCCTCCACGCTGCGCAACAGCGTCACGGCCCCCGCATCTATCTCGCTTACCCGAACACTCGGGGAACCGGCGACGTGCGAACTAGTGACCACCGACGCAACTGGTTCAGTGGTGCCCGTCGTCGGCAACATCATTGAAATACAGGACCAGGCGTCGGACGTGCAGTTTTTTGGCACGGCTCAGAAAATCACCACCACGAGACGCGACCACACGACCGCTAATGAGTGCCGGATCACTGCCACCGACCTCAACCACGCCACCACGCGGCGGCTCGCGGGACAGTACGAGTGGACCGGAAAGACGGTGCTGTACATCGTCTCCGACATCGTCACTAACTCGCTATCCGGCGACCTGACAGACGTTTCGCTGGTAGAAACCGGCCCCACGATTGACCGGTTCGCGGTGGACTATTCGACAGTCAAAGAAGCCTTTGACGCGCTGGCCGAAATGGCCGGTATGCGCTGGTATATTGACGAGCTTAACCGCCTCCACTTCTTCACGCCGCCCGCCTCGCCGGATGCGCCGTTTGCCATTACGGACGGCACGAACGTCTCCAGCCTCAGCGTGCGCGCAACGCGCGAGGACTACTGCAACACCGTCACCGCCCGAGTCGGGCAGGCTTTGCGCGACCCCGACGTGCAAGCCTTCGCGGGCGACGGTGCCACTAAGTCATTCTCGGTTGATTACCTCATCGCGCAAGCCCCGACCGTGCGCGTGGCGGGCGTCGATGCGCTCGTCGGCATCCTGGGCGTGGACACCGGCAAAGATTGGTACTGGCAGGCCGGATCGGCTGAGATTCGGCAAGAGGACGCACACGCCGCGCTCGCCCTGGCTGTTGCGCTGGAAGTCACTTACGTGGGCATCGATTTAATTTATGTCGGCGTGTCGGATGCTGGCGAAATCAGCGCGCGCGCCACAGCAGAGGGCAACTCTGGCATCTACCACAAGCTGATCGAAATAGAAGGCCAGCTCACGCGGTCCGACGCCACCACGGCGGCGCAAGCCTACCTGGACGCCCACAAAGAACTGACCTATGTTCTGAGCGCGGAAACAAACGACTACAAAGAGCCCGATATCCTCACGATCCGCCCTGGCGACGTGATTTCCATGACCCGCGCGGGCTACGGCACGACGGGCAATTTCCTCGTGCGCTCGGTCAACCTCACCCACATGGAGGGCGTTCCGGATACCGCT